CATTGGTTATTATGAAAAAGAAGATAGAGTTAGATACTATTCCGTCGTTGATGACGGTCGTATCACCTCGGATAACAGGCACACTTATGGTGGTTATAAACCATATTACCGCAGTATCACTGCGTCGCCGGTTACAAATGATGAATTCAACGGAATCTAATGGCACTACCAAAAAAGATAAAAAAGACATTGAACCTAGTCCCTAAGAAAACGGGATATGAAAGAAGGGTTGAACTCTTGGAGGATATCCAAAGGGACGGGACTTATTTGCCGAAAGGTATCGGTCATGCCGATTTGGACCGTGGGATGTTGGACTTTGTAAAGAACGACCTAAAAACATTCATGGATGGTAAAGTAATCCCAACAGTGGATATTATCATTACCACTCAGAACTGGTCTCAATTTACTGAAACTTGGAACTTCCAAGATTTGGATAAGAATGTTAAACCACCTTTTGTCTCTACAGTAAGACAACCTGAGGTTCCTTATGGTACCAACCCATCATTACAATATACTATTCCAAATAGAAAACAATTTTATTACGCAAAGGTACCAACTTGGGACGGACAAAGAAAAGGTGTTGACGTATATAAAATACCTCAACCTATTCCTGTTGATATTACTTATAATGTTAAACTGTTTGTAAACCGTATGAGGTCGTTGAATGAGTTCAACAAAAATGTATTACAAAACTTTGCGTCACGTCAGGCGTATACAACAATTAAAGGACACTACATTCCAATTATTCTTAACAACATTTCAGATGAGTCTGTTTTAGATATTGACAGAAGAAAATACTACATCCAAAACTATGAGTTTACAATGTTAGGATTCTTGATGGATGAAGATGAATTTGAGGTGAGTCCTGGTATTTCGAGAACCTTAACTATGATTGAGGTACCTCAACTGAATAAAGCGAGAAAAGTTAACCCTCAACCTGAAAACCCTAACGAGTTCCCTGTTAATTTATTGTTTGTTAGTGGTAACACATCTTTGAGTGAAAGGTTTACATATACCGCCGATTTGATATTAACCGAAACTTCTAACATAGATAGTTTTTCTGTATATATTAACGACAATTATGTAGGGGATGATTTAACTAAAATTCAAGTTAATACAAATGATTTGGTTAAGTTTGAAGTTGTTAAAAATTCTGTTGGGGAATCAAAGATAGAGACCACTGCAAAACTTTTATAATTACTCTCCGTAGATATCTTTTGGTCGAGAACATTTTTCCATTATCATCTTTTCTAAAAACTTATACATCTTTAATCCATTCTCCTCACAGTATTCTTTTAGTGTGGTGTGAACCTCTGTTGATATCTTAATATTCTTTATGTCTTTCATAATTAAAGGTAGAAAAAAGGCAGAAAAAATTCTCCCTAATCGATAAATATAGTCCTGGTGTAAATGTTTTTTGGGATTTTCTTAAATATTTATAAGAAAAATAAATTCTAAAGAAATTAAAAAACATGGCAAGTTCAAACAAAGTTTTCGTATCTCCAGGTGTTTATACATCAGAAAGAGACTTGAGTTTCGTGGCTCAAAGTGTTGGTGTAACTACTTTAGGTATCGTAGGTGAGACCTTATCAGGACCCGCTTTTGAACCTATCTTTATTTCCAACTTTGACGAATTTCAAGCATACTTCGGGGGTACTAATCCAACGAAATTTGTGAATACACAAATTCCAAAATATGAAGCCGCTTATATAGCGAAAGCATATTTACAACAGTCTAATCAGTTATTTGTTACTAGAGTATTAGGTTTGTCTGGATATGATGCAGGTCCTTCTTGGTCTATTACGACACAAGCAAATGTAGACCCAGCAACATTATCAGCGGGAACCCTTACTACTTGGTCGGTTGACTTCAGTGCTACTACAGGTTCAACACAAGTTGAATTCTTAGACCCATTCACTGCACCGTTAAGTGATTACATAACAGATTCAATTACATTATATAACGGTAGTTCAACTACAATGTCAGGACAGTTATCAACATTCTTATTGTCAATAGGAACCAATAATTCATTGAGTGGAGCTTCAGGTGCTCAGTGGGGGGTTATGTCTGATGCTGCTCATTCATCATTCACAGGTGCTGGATATACCGCAATAACTAACAGTTTATCTGTTGATGGTCTATACGATTCAGTTGCTGACTATGATGATTCATTGATGGACCCTTGGTATTACGGGTGTTTCGAACCAGGAACAGGTGATAATTACTCAGGTATCTCATGGAATGCTGCGGTAACTTCGTTTACTGATTTTAGCACTAACCCGACACTTTCAGGTACTGGTTCGTATTCAGGAACGGTTTCAGGAACAGTGTTGACGTATGTAGCAACGGCGTTCACGGAATATAATGACTTAGTAGTTGCAACATTACGTTCAAGAGGTATTAATAATAATTCAGATGGTGGTCCTGTCTACATGGCAAGTGGAACATCTCAAGTGGTTATGGACTGTAGTGGTGATTATGCTGACGTTCAGAAAAATCCTTATTCATCATTCGGTATTTCGGGTGTTACTAATGAAGGTGATAATTTTACTTTTAAAACATCATTTACTGTTTCAGACACGAATTATATGACCAAAGTGTTTGGTAAGAGTAATTTTGGTAAGAATAGAACTGAAGTTCCATTGTTTGTTGAAGAGATTTACTATAACTTATTAACTAATTCATATAGATTAGGTAAAATTAGAGGTCTTAATTGTGATTTAACAGCATTACCTTCGGCTAGACAAGATAATGCAACTAACACGTCTATCGGTTGGTATTTAGAACAATACCAAACTCCTTCAACTCCATATTTAGTTTCTGAGTTACGTGGTTCACAGGTTGACCGACTATTTAGATTTATTTTGATATCTGACGGTAATGTCGCAAATAATTTAGTAAAAATTTCCATAGCAAATATTTCTTTTGCTAATTCAACATTTGACGTGATTGTTCGTGATTACTTCGATACAGACGCAAATCTTGTGGTATTAGAAAAATTCACTAACTGTTCTATGAACCCAGGTGAAAATAACTTCGTAGCTAAGAAAATTGGTACGGCTAATGGTGAATTTGAATTGAAGTCTAAATACATTATGTTGGAGATGGATGAAGACGCACCAATCGATGCACTTCCTTGTGGATTCGAGGGTTATGTATTCAGAGAATACTCAGGTGTTAAGAGTCCATTCATTATTTATAAAACAAAATATAACACACCGGGTGAAGTTATTTACAACCCACCATTCGGAACAACAACTGGTACAGACAATTCAACAAGAAGTGCTGGTGATAAAGTAAGAAAAACTTATTTAGGTGTTTCTAATACTGTAGGTATTGATTCTGACTTCTTCATGTATGGAGGTAAACAAAACCCAACTGATATCGCAACTGCGACTGAGGTAATGATTGGGCATACTTAACTAAAGGTTTCCACATGGATTCAGGAGCAACAGTAGTAACAATCGCTGGTGGTTATGTTACTTCAGGTGAAACAGCGTTTGAGGTTGGTGATGCTGAATTTAGAGCGGAACCAACATCACAAACAAGTCCTTATTATAGATTAAACTCTCGTAAGTTTACTGTATCACCTAAAGGTGGTTTCGATGGTTGGGATATCTATAGAGAATTTAGAACAAACCAAGACCAATTCCGTTTAGGTGGAACAGGTTACTTGTTAGGTGCAGCACCTTCGGTATCGTTCCCTACAGCAACAGGTTGGGGTCAGTTCAAACAAATCACAGTAGGTGAAAATTCTGTGGGTTGGGCAAATACTGACTACTACGCTTACTTGTTGGGTCAGAAAACATTCGAAAACCCTGAAGCTGTTAACATTAACATTTTCGCAACACCAGGTGTTGATTACTTGAATCATTCTAACTTAGTAGAGGACGCAATCGACATGATTGAGACGGATAGAGCAGACTCAATTTACATTTGTACTACTCCTGACTATAACATGTTTGTTCCTAACACTTCGTCGTTTGATACAGACTTCATCTATCCAGATAGTGCAGTGGATAACTTGGAAGAAACAGGAATTGATTCTAACTACACTGCAACTTACTACCCTTGGATTTTAACAAGAGATAGTGTGAATAATACTCAAGTATATATTCCACCTACGTCAGAGGTTGTTAAGAACTTGGCATTGACTGATAATATCGCATTCCCTTGGTTCGCAACTGCAGGTTACACAAGAGGTTTGGTATCAGCAGTTAAAGCACGTAAGAAGTTAACACAAGACGATAGAGACACCTTATACCAAGGTAGATTGAACCCAATTGCAACATTCTCAGATGTGGGTACTGTGATTTGGGGTAATAAAACTCTACAAATTAGAGAATCTGCACTTGACAGAATCAATGTAAGAAGATTGTTGTTACAGGCTCGTAAGTTGATTTCAGCGGTGGCAGTAAGATTGTTGTTTGAACAGAATGATGACCAAGTAAGACAAGACTTCTTGGATTCTGTAAACCCAATCTTAGACTCTATCAGAAGAGATAGAGGTTTGATTGACTTCCGTGTGGTTGTAGAAAACACACCTGAAGATATGGATAATAACCAATTGACAGGTAAAATCTACTTGAAACCAACAAGAGCACTTGAATTCATTGATATTGAGTTCTTGATTACTCCAACGGGAGCGTCGTTCGAAGATATCTAATTTGATATATTTATAATTTGGAGGTCACACTTGTGGCCTCCATTAGCCTTATTAAACGTTTAATTAAAATAAGAACATGGAATTTAAGAAATCAAACTTAATGGAACACCTAAATGT